GTATAGAAAATTGCGTACAATACATTCATAACTTCGATCCTGAGAAGTCTAGAAACCCATATGCATACTTTACTCAAATTATTCATTATGCTTTTCTCAGAAGGATACAGAAGGAAAAGAAGCAGTTGGATATTAAAACAAAGATAATTGAGAGAAGTGGATTTGATGAAGTTATGAATGTTGATGAAGGAGCACTTACTGGTAGTAGTTCTGAGTACAATACTATTAAAGATAATATTCAATACAAGTCTTCCAATAGATGAAAATAGCAATTATAACTGATACTCATTATGGTGCTAGAAAGGGTTCTAAGCATCTACATGATTATTTTGAAAAGTTCTATAACGATATCTTCTTTCCGTCTTTAGAAGAGCATGGTATAGAAACTGTTATTCATATGGGAGATATATTCGACAGTAGAAAGTCTATTGATTTACAAAGTCTTGAATGGTCGAAGAGAGTTGTATTTGATCCACTAAAGAAATATAAAGTACATGCTATTGTAGGCAATCATGATTGTTATTATAAGAATACCAATTTTGTAAACTCACCAGAGTTATTATTAAAGAACTATTCCAATATAAAACTTTATTCTAAAGCAACTGAGATTAAAGTTGGTAAGAGAAAGATACTGATGCTTCCTTGGATCAATAGTGAAAATTATGATGATAGTTTAGAAATACTTAAAAAGACCACCAGTAAAGTTGTTATGGGACATCTTGAAGTCAATGGTTTCAGGGCTACTCGTGGACATATGATGGAAACTGGTATGGATGCTAGTGTCTTTGATAGATTTGAAAGAGTATTTTCTGGACATTTCCATACTCGTTCTAATGATGGAAAGGTCTATTATTTGGGTAATCCATATGAGATGTTCTGGAATGATGTGAATGATCCTAGAGGATTCACTATTTTTGATACGGAAACCCTCACTCATACTCCAATTAACAATCCTTATAAATTATTTTATAATGTGTATTATGAAGATACTCCCCATCAGACATTTGATGCAACTGAATATTGTAACAAAATTGTTAAGGTAATTGTTCGTAAAAAGACTAAACCAAAGATGTTTGAAAAGTTTCTTGATAAACTCTACTCAGTTGGAGTTCAGGAACTGAAAATTATAGAAAATTTTGATATTCAAGAAAGTGAAGATTTTGATGTAGATGAGGAAGAGAATACTATTTCTATTCTGAATCGTTATATTGATGAGTCAGAATTTGATTTAGATAAAAATATTATTAAGGGTATCTTCCAAGATCTTTATAGACAAGCTTGCGAAGTAGAGTAATGTTTCTCCTAACATTAAAAGATAAGAAAGATGAAGGGGCATATGCTGTCCAAGATTCTGATGGAGATAAAGTGTTATTCTTATTTGAAGAAGAGGATGATGCTACTCGTTATGCTTTAATGTTAAATGATGATGATCATTACCAAAGGAATATGGATGTTATAGAAGTTGAGGATGAGCTTGCAATTAATACGTGTAAGAGGTATAATTATAAGTATGCAGTAATTACACCTGACGACATCGTGATACCTCCAAAACATGATAACCTTCAAGAAGATTAAGTGGAAAAATTTTCTTTCGACTGGTAATCAGTGGACTCAAATAAATTTTCAAGATCATAATACCAATCTAATCATTGGTACTAATGGTGCAGGAAAGTCAACAATGCTTGATGCGTTGACTTTTGTGCTGTTTAATAAACCATTTCGTAAGATTAATAAATCACAACTAACCAATACAACAAATGAAAAGGATTGTTGTGTTGAGGTTGAGTTTAGTGTCAATACTAGAGACTATCTAATTCGTAGAGGAATAAAACCAAACATATTTGATATAGAGGTTAATGGAAATCCTCTTCATAAAGAAGCAGATGATAGAAATAATCAGAAACTTTTAGAGCAAAGTATTTTAAAATTAAATTATAAGTCATTCACTCAGATTGTTATTCTGGGTTCTAGTTCTTTTGTTCCTTTTATGCAATTGACTGGTTCTAATCGTAGAGAAGTTATTGAAGATCTTTTGGATATAAAAATATTCTCTACTATGGGAGGATTTGTAAAGGATTCTCTCAGAGAACGTAGAGAACAGATTAAGTCTCTTTCTTTTAAGAAAGATAATATAAAAGATAAGTCTCGAATGCAAAGAGATTTTATTGAAGAAATAGAAGCACAAGGAAAGAATAATATTGATAATACTGAAGGGAAGATAAAGACATTAACAATCGAAGTTGATACACATTTGGAACATAATCAACTTAAAGAATCTTTTATATCTGATCTTATCAAAGAACAAGAAAGTGTTACAGGATCAGGGGAAAAGTTAGTAAAACTCAACAATTTGAAAGGTAAAATATCTCAGAAAGTATCTACGATTACCAAAGAGCATAAGTTTTTCACAGATAATACGGTATGTCCTACTTGCACACAAAATATAGAAGAAGAGTTTCGTGTAAATAGAATTGCTGACTCTCAAAATAAAGCAAAGGAGTTGCAAACTGGATATAATGATTTAGTTGAAGCAATTCAAAAAGAAAAGGATAGAGAACGTCAGTTTAACAACTTATCAAAGGAGATTTCTAAACTCAACAATGACATTTCTCAAAACAATACTCGCATCTCTGGTTGCCAACGACAAATCAGGGATCTGGAATCGGAAATTCAGAGATTTACCGAACAACTTGCAAATAGAAATATTGAACATGAGAAGTTAGCTGAGTTAGAAAAAGGTTTACAAGACACTATCGAAGAATTAGCATCTAAGAGAGAAGAGATGACGTATTATGATTTTGCGTATTCTCTACTTAAAGATGATGGTGTAAAGACCAAAATAATAAAAAGATATATTCCATTCATTAATCAACAGGTAAATCGTTACCTTCAGTTGATGGATTTTTATATCAATTTTACATTGGATGAAGAGTTTAATGAAACGGTAAAATCACCGATTCATGAGGATTTCTCATACTCATCATTCAGTGAAGGTGAAAAGATGAGAATTGATTTAGCATTACTCTTTACATGGAGAGAAGTTGCTAGAGCAAAGAATTCTGTTAATACTAATCTATTGATTATGGATGAAGTCTTTGATAGTTCTCTTGATGGTTTTGGAACGGATGAATTTTTAAAGATTGTTCGATATATAATAAAAGGTGCTAATATTTTTATTATCACCCATAAAACCGAACTTATTGATAAGTTTGAAAATTGTATTAAATTTGATAAAGTTAAAGGATTCAGTAGGATGGTTCAATGAAAATTTTAGTTACAGGTCACAAAGGGTTTATAGGAAGTCATGTCTATGAGCATCTAAGTAAAATAGGTTATGAAGTGGATGGACTTGATAGTCCTGATGATATTGGTGATTTTAAAACTAATAAAATCTATGATGTTGTAATACATCTTGCTGCATATGCTGCTCTTAGAGATAGTATAAGAAATCCAGATAAGTTCTGGGAAAATAATGTAATAAAGTCTCAACCTATATTTGATTATTGTAGAAGTTATGGTATAAGATGTTTATATGCTAGTTCTGCTGGTGCTCATGGATGGTGGCAAAATCCTTATGCTATTACTAAGAAGGTAAATGAGATACAAGCACCTGTTAATAGTGTAGGTATGAGATTCTTTAATGTTTGGGCAGAAGAGGGTAGTAGAGAAGATATGCTCTATAGGATGTTACAGGATAATACTGCTAAGTATCTTACAAGACATAGAAGAGATTGGATCCATGTCCATGATGTTGCTAGAGCAATATGCTATTTGATACCAGATAAGTTTAGAGGTGTATTGGATATAGGAACAGGTACAAATCATTCTGTTCTAGAATTGGCTATGAAGATGGGTAAAAGTGATCTTCCTATTGTGGATGATACACCAGGTGAACCAGACAGTTTATGTGCTGACATATCAATCTTGACAAAAATGGGATGGTCTCCTACAATAAATATACTTGACTTCGCAAGCCCATGACTATTAGACCTCATACTATAACTAAGAAGAATCCTAAGCACTCTCAGGAGTGGTCATGGGAAGAAACACCTGAATTACTAGCCGCACTGGAGAAACTCCATGAAAGTTCCAAACTGGCAGCATCATTCCAAGAAGGAACAAAAAAGGCATCTAAAGCCTCAAATGCTGCGACAAGCAAAAGAAAGACGTAGACACTTGATAAACCGTCTACAGAAGCGTCCCAATGGACGCTTTTCTAGTATAATAGGTATATAGAAAACAAATTACAAATGACATTACAGCACGAAATTAAATCCCAACTTGCAAAACTCCTTGCTACTGAAGACCTTATAGTAGAGCATAAGCAGTGTGAAACTGCAGAGTTTAATGTTGGTACTCGTGTATTGACATTACCATTATGGGATAGAGCAAGTAATACTGTATATGATATGTTGGTTGGGCATGAGGTAGGACATGCACTTTTTACTCCTGATGATTGGAGTTGGGAAGGTAAAATTCCACAACAGTTTGTAAACGTATGTGAGGATGCAAGAATTGAGAAGTTGATGAAGAGAAAGTATAT